GTATCCACCCAGAAGTATCCCATGACCTCCGTGCAGAAACAGGTTCTGCTGGATGGCTCATCCCTCACCAATACGGCGCTAACCAGAATGAAATCTGGGCAGGCGAAATCGGAACCTACGAAGGTGCATACTTCGTTGAGACCAACCGTATGTACACCGCAACCGATGGTGCATCGTCCGCTAAGGTCTACCGCACAATCGTTGCTGGTCAGCAGGCTCTTGCTGAGGCAGTTGCCGAAGAGCCACATGTAGTCGTCGGACCTGTAGTTGACAAGTTGATGCGTCACCGCCCAATGGGTTGGTACGGCGTACTCGGCTTCGCTCGCTACCGTGAAGAGGCTTTGTACCGCATTGAAAGCGGTTCTTCAATCGCTTCTTAGTTGATTGACTCTGGGGGGTAGGCACATTTGAAAAGTCTACCCCTTAGGGGTGAGTCCATTAAGGAGGACAAATGACGGAATATATCTTCAAGACACCAATAGTGCGCGAAGGTCCTGCAGGTGGTGGACGTTTATTTCATTTCTATAAACTTGACAAAGGTATCACAATAGTCAAGTCAGGTGCAACTTATTCTCAAGTTAGATACCTTCTAGATGAAGACCTTGTTGACTATGATGTGGTATACTTGGGTGGCAGAGACCATGTTGTAAGTGAGGCTGTAAAAGCAGAACTTATTGCTGGTGGTGTTGGCGTAACAGAGAGTAATTTTACAGCGATATGAAACATTGGGAACATCATCCCGAACCAATTGATGGTTGCTTTGGCTGCAAAGCGCTAACACTTCAAATGAACGCAGGGGATGCGACAAGAGATATTCCAGATAAAAAATGGAATGCAGAACTACAGGCATACAGAGATGCTAGGTCACAAGGTATACAACCTAATAGCACTAATATGAGAGATATACAAAAGGCTCATCAAGCATCAGAAGTTCTAGGTAAACCCTATGACGGGAATACCATGCCAAAAGCACATAAGATAAATAAGGGCGTTGCCGAAGTAATGAAAGAGATAGGAGCATAAATGCCAAAAGTAGGAAAAAAAGAGTTTCCTTACACTGCCAAGGGTAAGGCTGCTGCAAAGAAGTACGCAAAGAAAACTGGTAAGAAAATGACTAAGGGGAAGAAGGCATACTAATGGCTGCTAAATTGACAGCACAGCAAAAAGCAGAACGTGGACGCACTAAAATGCGTAAGATTTCAAAAATGAATGCTTTGGATAAATCAATTGTTCTCAAGACTCCTATGAAGAGCAAGAACAAGACTCCAGGGAAATACGTTCGTTAATGTCATCTGGACAATATAAAACCCATCGTGGTTTTAACTCTGTCCAAATTAGGGACGGAATGGTTGTAAGACTCAATAAGAACGGCACAGTAAGAGCAGTTCTTGGAAAGTATGGTGAGTATGGCAAAGTCGACAAGTAGACGAGATCCACGTCTAGCACGTGCCGGAGTCTCTGGCTTTAATAAACCAAAACGTACTCCTAACCATCCTAAAAAGTCACACATTGTTGTGGCTAAAGAAGGAACTCAAGTAAGAACAATTAGATTTGGCGAGCAAGGTGCATCAACCGCAGGCAAGCCAAAGGCTGGGGAATCTCAGCGCATGAGGATGAAGCGTAAGTCTTTCAAGGCACGCCATCGTCGTAATATCGCAAAAGGTAAAATGAGTGCCGCATATTGGGCAGATAAGGTGAAATGGTAAAATGCCATACATATCAAAAGGGGCCTTGAAAGCAAAAGCCCCAAAGAAAACAGTAAAAGTAAGTCAGAAAACAATCGATAAAATTAAAGGCATGGGAATGTCTGCAGCGCTTAAGAAGGCTGGAACTTCCAAGAATGCTCAGTTTGTTGAAGGCGTAAACCGTATGTACGGATCACGTCGTCTTTCTGCAGCCAAAGGTAAGGCTGCTGATAAGCGTATTCAAAAGCCAACTCTCCGTAAGCCAAAACGTGGCGGCGGTAGTAGCGGAAATTTGGCAATGTAATAATGTTGTACATTAAAACAAAATTAGCCTATTGGGCTGATAAAGTAAAGTGGTAGGAGACCATAATGCAACCAATCCCCCGCGGTGGAGCAAAGTTAGTAGTTGACCCAATTGTTCCAGGCAAAAAGAAAAATGTAAAAGCACCTAAATTAAAAAATCCTAATTTTGGTGGAGAAAAACCATATCCAATGCCACAGATTAAAGATAAACCTGGCATGTATAGTCCAATTAAAAGTACAAAGCAAGTAAATAGAGTATATAATACATACTAATATGGCATATACAAATCCTGCGCTACGCGAGCGTATTAAAAACAAAGTTATGGCTAGCAGTAAGGGTGGCAAGCCAGGTCAATGGTCTGCCCGTAAAGCACAACTTGTAGCGCAGGAATATAAAAAGGCTGGTGGCGGCTACTCAGGTAGCAAGACCAGAAAACAGAAGTCTTTATCTAAGTGGACCAAAGAAGACTGGGGTACCAAATCAGGTAAACCTAGTACCCAAGGCTCTAAAGCAACTGGTGAAAGATATTTACCTAAGAAGGCACGACAAGCCTTAAGCAAAAAAGAATACGCAGCCACCTCCGCTAAGAAGCGTCGAGATACTAAGGCTGGAAGACAATTTTCAAGACAACCAAAATCAATCGCAAGAAAGACCGCGAGGTATAGATAATGGCAGGTATAGAAGGTAGCACCTTGTGTGCAGAATTAAATCGTTTGGCTAACGGCGGTACTTATCCTGCTATGACAGCATTTCTAGATGAACAGGGTGCTGCTAATGAATGGGCAGGCACATCCGGACTAGGCATCATTGGTGCTCTCAATATCAAGGCAGATGCTAGCCGTCAACCAGATGATTACAAAGATCTATTTGGTATCTGCAACGAATTAGCAGGTACAACCAACAAGTCTGCGGTAGACGCATTAAGGACTCTTGCATCGTGACAGTAATCTTCTCTGAACTCGTTAATGAAGTTTTAATAAACATGGCTGGGTATACATACCAGCAAGATCGTGCTACAAGCCTTTCGGCTGCTCTAAGCAGTACTACTACAACAACTCTTTCTGTATCATCTACTGCTGATATTGGTAAAGGTATTATTGAAATAGGCGAAGAGTTAATGTGGATAGATAACTTTGACCGTGTAGCCAACACCTTGACTGTTGCACCTTGGGGTAGAGGTTATCTAGGCACTACAGCATCGACTGCCGCTATTAACAGTAAAGTTACCATCAGCCCAACATTTCCTAAGTATGTTATCAAACGTGCTATCAACGACACTATCCGTGCTATGGGTTCACAAATTTTTGGGGTTAAACAATTAACCTTTACATATAACGCAGCAATTACAACTTATGAGTTGCTAGACGGTTCTGGCAATAATGTGACCGCTGAAGGTATTCTTGCTATGCACTGGCAGGAAGTTGGTCCTAGTAAAGAATGGATTCCTGTAAAACGTTGGTCCTTCGAGCCATATGCCGACATTACGACATGGGGTGGTAGTGCAGCAAACCCAGCACAAACTGTTAGCGTATATGACCCAATTACTCCTGGCAGAACTGTAAAGGTTCTATACCGGGCAGAACCTAGTACTCTTGCAAATGATTCAGATGTCTTTACAACTGTGACGGGGCTATCTTTATCCTGTAAGGAAGTAGTTATCCTTGGAACCATCTACCGTCTATTGACCTTCCTTGACCCAGCACGTGCGGCTCAAGTAAGTCCTCAAGCAGATGAGATTGATTCTAAGCGTCCTTACAATGGTTCAGGTTTAATCCTGCGCCAGATCCTTGCTTTGTATACGCAACGTCTTAACGAAGAAGTTGCAAAGCAACAAGAACAATACCCGCCTCGCGTCCACTTCACCCGATAGGTAAACAATGACAGTACGTAAATACTCTTCCAGAGCCCAACAAACAACGCTGGCATCTACGCTTAATGCTGGCGCATCTTCGATGACAGTAGTTAGCGGTGGTGGTTCTAAACTCATGGGCGGTAAGACCTTGACAGGGTCTGAAACCTACACCGTAGTCATTGACCCAGATACATCGCTAGAAGAAATTGTTGACGTAACCGTATATTCTTCTGGAGACACTCTCAATATTACCCGTGCTAGAGACGGTTCATCTGATGTAAGCCACTCTGCTGGTGCGGTTGTACGGCATATGATTATTGGTCGTGACCTTCAAGAAGCAAACGATCATATAGAAGATTCTACGGGTGTTCACGGCATAACTGACACTGCAGCCCTTGTAACCCTGACTGGGTCACAAACCCTCACCAGTAAGACTTTGACCACTCCTACGGTCAATGGAGCCACTTTAACGGGTACTGTGACGTCCACTGCTACCATCACTGGCGGTACAGTCAACCCTACTACCCTCCAACAGGGTGGGGTCCAAGCGGTTACAACTACCGACTCTCAGACTCTTACAAACAAGACTCTTAC